TCGATACCACCGAAAATTCAAGAGCCCCCTTGTTTCCGATAATGGCTTTCACTTCGTTCGTGAGTTCTGCTTTTCTTACATAATCAGAAAAGCCCTCAAGTTCTGAAACTCTTTTCGGAATAGAATTCACCTTCGCATAATCTTGTATCCCGTTAAGCTCATCAACATTGTGAGGTACTTCCGCTTTCTTTGCATAATCCACTGCATCTAAAAAGCTATCCAGCCTTTTAGGAATCGAAGATACCTTGGCATAGTCCCCACTATCTAAAAGATCTGCTACATTCTTGGGAATTAACCCTTTTACAGTTTCCAATTCCTCTTTTTTTGCAAAGGAATCCTTTAACTTCTTCCATACATATAAAAGTCCATTACTGTCTAAGTATTTTGTTGCCATATTTCTTCCTCCTCTTACTTTAATAATTCTTCCAGTTCAATATTACTGATACATTGAAGCCCCAGTTCCTCTAAACTTCTATTTCCGATGAGCCTTACTCTGTTAATCTTTGGTTGATTAAGCAATCGGTTATAGTCATTTACTCCACCCTCTGTCACTTTGATAACGGTTTCAAAGGAAGTTTCCATAGGAGCATCCCTTTTAAAGCTTGTCATAATTTCTGCCATTAGATTTCACCATCCTTTAAAATTTCATATGTACTGGTTCGTATTAGGCTTGAAGCTATCGTACTTCCATCCGGGAATTTTGCTCTAATCTGAATCGTTACAATCCCTTCCGAAAAAAGTAGGGTATCTTTTTGAGAAAGTTCTACGATAAGATTTTTCTTTTCTATCTGAACATCCTCAATGCTTTTTTCTAATACAAGCTTTCCTCCTTGTTTGTAAGTAATAAAAAGGACAGATGCATTACTTAAATCCACATCTGTCCTAAACACATTTGTTGGTGTTGTCCCTCTATACATAGGTTGTCCTCCTATGGTTTTTCTTCTTTTGCTTTATCCTTTAGCATTTCCTCATGAAGTTCCTTTTCTCTTTCTTCATAATATTTCTCTAAGCCTTCTTGAAAAGCACTCTCTTCCAGAGTATGTTCCACAATATTTGCTGATCTTACATCAGAAAGAATTCCGGAAAGAACTCCCTCAACCATATAGGTTGGTAAAGGGTACTTTTTCTGTAGAGAGGCAATCGAAGAACTAAGTTCTCCTCTAAACCTCTGATAAGCTATAGCATAGTTAATGGTCGGTTTTTCCATCTTCTACCTCCTTATTTTCCAAAAGTAAATCTAACTTATGGTTAATTTCTTCCAAAAGTGCTGTTTCTTTACCTCCCTCTTCATCCGTCTTTTTAATATCCTTCATTTCTGTACCCTTGTTGACAACGATTTCATTCGTGTTAATAAGTAATTCTGCCATTTCTCCTCCTATGTATAGTAAAAAATATCCATAAGGATTCCATCCTTAAAAACCATACGACCGTTTGATCCCCATCTTTTAATTCGTCCACTGGAGCTTACTTCCGTAATCTGCACATAATTGATAGTTGCCGTTACTCCAAAACCATCTTCCCACTGCGGATTTTCAATCTTAAAGCCATTGGCATAGAGATTACAGCCTAGATGAATCCCATACTTACTGTAGATACTATCTGCACGAGAAAAGCAAAGCATGGTTTGGTAACTTCCCGAATTCACTGATTCCTGCTGCGCAAATGCCATGTATTTACCATCCACATCAAGATCAAAAACCAAGCCCTTGTGCTCATAATTGGCACTCCACACATTCGTACCGATATTTCCTATATATTTTCCATCCCGGTAAAAATGGTTTCCGCTTTCATTAAAGACGGCTCTCTTATGCTCATTATCGATTGCCCCATTGTAAAGACCGATTTGTCCTGGAGTAATCTGTACATATCTACTGGCTCCATTGAAGCCAAGTAAAAAGCTGTTATAGTTTTGCCTCATAAAGGTTCCAAACTCTCCCCTTTTCACCATAGAAGAAATAGACCCTTCCATAATGGAAACCTTAGACATGGCTTTATCAGCCTTTTCCTTTGAAGCCTGTATATCTCTATCCTGTATGCGTACCCAATCAAAAGATACCTCCGGGCTGATACTTTCTGTCGAAGAATACTTCCAAAGCTTTTTTGTGAAATCTAAATAAGGAGAATGCTCCGATTCGGGATACTCTGTTCCGGATAACTCAATAACATCTCTTACATCACCGGGAAGATTTTTTTCTATCCCACTCGGTTCTGCCCGGGAACTTGCTTTTTTTATGTAGTCAATCTTAAAACCATAGAAACTTGGATTGGAACCATCTGTTCTCCAGTATAGCCAAAAGCTATCAGAGGGAATAAAGAGTTCTTTTTCCGAAATTTCCTGTCCACCGCATTTCGGTAAAGCATAAGTTTTTCCATCTATTTCATAGAAAATCTCTACCCAATCATAACTTACACTTTCTGTTCTTGACTCCTTGCTAAACTTAAGTAAGAGTCCTTCTTTTTTGATTGCATATCTATAGGCATAGCCTGTCGAAGTATCATAAAAAAAATCTCCCACATGGGACAAACGAGCACTATGGCTTGTCCAGCTATTTGTGGGCGCTCTTGAATGATCCGGCGAATAAGGTCCATAAAAGTTTCCGTTCTTCTGCAGTAACTTCTGATTTACGCTTTCAACGCTTGCTTCTATTTTCCCATCTGTAACCGAAAACTTACTATCTACTTCACTGATTGTGTAGTATTTTTTCAGCTTTTCATCTGTATCCTTTATGGCTTCTTCCTGGGAATGCAGTATCTCCTTTTCCACCTGTGATCTGTAGGATACAGACAATTTTTCTGCATCTATGGAATGGCTCATGATTCTATCTCCGTAAATCATGCCATCCAAAGTCATGCCTATGGAATATGGTCCTTTATATCCGGTGTTGCTCCCACCGATACCATTCATGTTGACTTGTAATACCTTTGTTGCAGTTTCTTTATCGGGAGTATCCATATATAAGTCTCTTAGCCATCTCCCTGAATCATCATACTCTGTAAGCTTGTACCCCCCTTCTGAAATATTCATCTGTGCCTTTAGATTATTGATAGCACTTTGAACTCTTTCATTGTCTATCTTTCTTGTAAGAAGGCTTTCTTCTCTTAATTCTTTTACGGCACTATTTGCACTTTCTACATAGCCTTTACTCTGACTACTTCCCAGTACTAGCTTCATTTCTCCCGGGTTTTGAAGAGGTATAGACTGAAGCATAACCGGAAAGATGCGATCCATGCCAAACGGATATGCTCGGCACCTCACCCTATCTCCGCACATGATGCTTTCTACATTGACATCAAACTCCGATAAATCAAGAGCCGATAGTGTAAGCTCTACCGTTTCAAACTGATTGTCTTTAAGCCACTCCGCAGCTTTTCTCATAAGATTTTCAGGCACTGTAACATCATTCCACCGAACAACTTTACATACCCACCCAAATGCTTCTTTTGCTTCTTTAGAAACAAGATAATTCTTTCCATCATTCACTGTGGAAATTTCTGTATATTTCTTAAGAACGTCTTCTTGAGTGCCTTCTATTTCTTTTCCCAGAGGAATAATGGCTGTTACCACATCTTCCGAAGATAAGTTTTCGGTATATTCCAAAAGATTCATACCAAAGTCGATTACTTGTTCAGAAGCCTTTCCCATCTCTTCCAGTCTTAGGTAATCTAAATATAAATGGCCATCTTCATTTCTAAGCTTTAGAAACCCACCAAGCCTTTCTACTAGCTTCGTCATAACGGTTTCCAATGTAGTTTCATAATTTGTAAATCTGTATAACGAATCATTAGGATCCGTGACTGTGACTCTTCCAATGTCTATCCTTTTCTTTTCGTCCACTTGTTCATTATGAATCTCTAGAAACTTTGCAAGAAGTTGATAGGGTGTTTGGTTATGATACTCCATTTGCTTTTGAATGCTATCTGCAAGATAAGACAAAAGACCTACGCACTGAACTTTCTTATTCCCGCGCAAGTCTTTTGTCTGTTCTCTTACTTCTCCAATAAAGATTTCATTTTCATCCCTATATACACTTACAATAGATTTCCTATTATAAATAGAATGGTAATAGGGGTTTTCCGGTGGACAAATAAACTCTAAGGTTCCTGCAGTGTTTAGCTCTAGGTTTAGGGTAGAACTTTGCAAAATGGCAATTTCATCTCCCGGGTAGTAAATGGTATTGCCATCCATTAAAATTTTATACATCTATAACCACCCCCTCCTATATGAAATATCTATTGTGCTGTTTCCACTAAAATGAAGTTCTAAATCTTTTCTTCCTCTCACTTCGGGAAACCTACTTTTTCCTTTGGGAATCTTGTAACTCTTTCCTAAAAATTCCAAGGAAATAGCTTGCTCTGTCTTATTAAAAAACTCCGGTACCAAAGTCATATCCGAATCAAAAGAAAGAGTATACGTTTTATTTTCTGTAATCACGATATTCTCTATCTTATGAATTATCTCACCACTTTCCAAAAGATCCGAAACAATATACTTATACGGTTCCAGTTTGTACTCTAAAGTAATCAGAGAAAAGTTCTTATCCGATTTAAACTCACTGACATATATTCTTCCTTGGTATAAAAAACCTGGTTCCGTATCTAAGATAATCTGTACTTTTTTTCCATGAATAAGGCTAAGTAGTTTCCCATACATCTCTTGCCACCTCTTTATATCCGATACCAGAAACTCAAAAGAACCGGTGCGCATTCCATACAGTACCTCTCCTGCAAGACTTTCGGAAATATCTATCTCCCCCTGTCTCCCCGGTACTTCCAAATACTCTGTCCTCGGAGGAGGAATCGGAATGATTGGTTTAGAAGTAGGAACAAGTTTAAAATCTCTATAACTATGAAGCTCCCCAAATTTCATTCCATACAATCCTACCACCCCCTTGCCTTTCTATTTTGTAACTTTCCAAGTGCCATATCCATCTTTGGCGCAATACCTCCAACAAGTTCTCCGGAGTCTAAAACAATGTTTGTATCTAAAAATCTTGGAAAATAGCTATCCATAATGGCGAGTACCCGATTCATTACGCTGAGTAATTCTCCATTAACACCCGTTGTCATATTTTGAAAGGCATCCAGTCCCATAATGACTTCCGGTCCTGCTTCTCCTCCGCCCAGTAATTTGCCTCCTTTTTCTCCAAAGATTGTCGCTCCGTTAAGAAGCATAGGTTTATGCATTGCCTTTTTATACCAATCGATAGAAAAACGTGGTACAGAGGGCGGAGATATCGAAAAGCGTCCTCTCACTTTAAAATGCGGTAATTTTATATGAGGAAGTTTTAAGCTAAGTCCCGAAAAGAATCCTTTAATGGCATCCACCATAGCTTTTACTTTATTTTTTGCTTGCTCAATCGGTGTAATGATTGCGTTCTTGATTCCATTCCAAACGGATACAGCTGTGTTCTTTATGCCATTAAAGATGGAACTTAGAGTCCCGGATACTGCCTGAAACACAGTCTCCACTTTCATTTTTACACCATCAACAACCGTGGAAATGACGGTTTTAATAGCATTCCACACTGTAGTGACCACCGTTTTTATGCTGTTTAAAATAGTAGTAATAATCGATAAAATAGCATTTATTACTGTGCTTATCACCATCTTTATGGCATTCCATATGCTAGCCATAAATGTAGAAATACCTGTCATTATCGTAGTGATAAGCTTAGCAATCGCAGTCATTACAGTACTGACTACTGTCTTTATGTTTTTCCATACTGAGCTAATGGTTCCTTTACAGTTTTCCCATATCAGCCTAAATGGTAAGGTAATCAGGGAAAAATAGCCCTTTATCAGTTCGACAATAAACATTAATGCCACAGTTAGCACATTCTTAATGGTGTTCCATACATTTTTAAAAGCCTGAACCAAGCCATCCCACAGTCCTCTAAAGAAGTCTGCTATAGACTGCCATAGATTCGTAACCGTCTCTGTAACATTCTCCCATACTCCTTTAAACCACTCACTAATCGCTCCCCAATTTTTTATAATGGCAATAATG